ATGATAAGATTAACCCGTTAGGTCAGGTGGCTTAACTTAAATAAAAAAGTCTCCGACAAACCCGGTACGGTTCAATCTAAGTACTGTGCATGACATAGCTGCTCACTCCTGCGCTCAAGCTGTATAGTTAAAAAATGTGTCTAAGAACTGAATACGTTTTTTTGTCCACGTCAGAATTTGTTCTAAGCTCGTGATGTTAAGAGAAGGACGTGTGGGCCAGCGATTTAACTCAAGATCATAAAGACTGATCGGATATTTCAACAAAAGATCAGTCGATAAGTTATAGATGTTATCTACAGAGATGATCTTTAAATCTCTAAGCTGTTTGTAACGAGCTTCGATTTCTGAGTTATAAGTTTTTTTGACTTTGCGCCAGAATGAGGTTTGTGAATTATCCATTGTTTGGGAGCCTGTTGTATCGTCATATACAACTTCACCTGTCCACTCCAGACCAATCACAGTGTCCATGTCGTAAGGCATGAACATAAATCTTTTGCCGTCATAACTTATAAATTGCAAATTTTTTACAGAATTAACACTCACAACATCTCTACATTTGACGAATTCAGCGAATATCATGAAGTCAATTGCGTTTTGCTTATTGAGATATGTATTTGCTTGTAGAGCAAAGTCGGCATCATTCAACTGAGTAAAAGCATTCCAACCTGAAATAGCATTAAAAGTCTCAATAGTTGGACTGCTTGGAGCCTTTAACTCATATAAAGTAGGATTTGTAACTTCAAGATTTGTGATGTTATTCCACCCATCCATCCCAATGAGTATTTCCTTTGGCTTGTTTTTGGCAATGTTGTAATTACCCCGTTTTTTCGCTGTACCGAATGAACCAAGACCGTAAAATTCATCATTGATGTAAAGCAAAGCTGAGTACAAACGCGGCACACCATTTGCACCGTTCTGTAGCGCATCTTTACCTTTTTTACCAATCAAAGGGGTCTCAACTTCAAGACGTGGATAACCAGCGCGAGTAGAACAAAACTGCTCCCAAAGCCGATAGCACATCGCATTACGGATATTGGTGTGATCAATCCAGTTTGCTTTATAAACAAGCTCATCATGTGGCAAAAGATCACCGATTTTGATAGTCAGTGGTTTTGTTAATGCTGGATCAGAGAAAAATGCAATGTTCCAATTCTTTTTTGCATAAGCAGCACTTGAAGCACCTTGCACTTCCATTTGCACATAACAAGTAAATGATTGACCATCGAAATGAAATTCACCCTTTCCAGATACTAGAGTGCCTTTTTCACCTGGTAGTGTCGGGATTTCTGTAAGGTAGATCTGAATAAGACTTTCAGGAGCTTTAACAGCAATTTGCTTTAACGCAGTAACTGTCTGTGCTTTGTTTTTGAATTTCTTAAGCTCATTAATTTCATTTAAAACATCGATATTATTGAGCACCCAGTTACCGAACTTATCAACATAACCGAGAATATTTTTTTCAGCGTCTTCAAATTTGATCAACTTTGAATCGTCTGATTGCTTAACAATTGATTTCAAGTAATCAATAGCATTAATGCCATACTGCAAACTATCGATTTGTCCTGACCGCAATAACCCAGTTTTTGTTAATCGCAGTACAACCGATCCATCACTGTCAACGAATCTGTAAAGATCACTAGAATCATTAGCATCTAACAATTTTAGTAAAAAATTGATGTTGTTTAGATTTAGCTCATCTACAAATTTCTTTAGTTCTTTTATATCTTCCTGATTCGTGAGCAAAATTGAACGTTTAGTATCTTCATCATAAGAAACAAGTTGACCCTTTTTATTTAAAGCAAGTACAACATTTCCAAAGCTATCTTTGAACTCAAAGATGTTTTCAGAGTTAGATGCAAGAACGAATTTACCTATTGAATTTTCTACTGAAATATTGATAGTTTCTTCAATTTTTTCGATTTCAGTATCAGTATAAGACTTTGAATTTGATTCAGCTTGAGCCATTTTAGACTTGATTAGTTCAAGTACATTATCTTCAAGCTTATAAAAATCATTACCGTCATAGTGATACTCTCCGTTAATGTCGTTAATCTCAGCATTATTATCTGGATCGTTTACGACACTAACTATTGAGTTAATAGGTATATTAGACTCGTCAGAAAGCATTAATGCCTTAGTGCGATATGCTTTAAATACTCCATTGTTCTGAAATAGATATATGGCGTATTCCATTCGTTCAAGACGCTCATTTTGAGCATCATCACGCATTTGACTCGCCTGATTTACTTCACTTACGGATGTAGGTGTTGCAAAATCAGCTACATTTTTAAATGCTGCAGACCCCAATCCAGCCTTAACAAGATCAGCCACTTGCTCTAATGGTGCTTTCTTAGTTTCGCCATCTTGAACGACTGGCAAAACATCCTTTAGTGAAACATTTGAAGTAGATTCAAGCTCACTAATGGGTTTGCCCGGTACATTAATAATAATCTGATTAGCCATAATTAAACCTCTGGTTCAATTAGCAAACCATCTTCAGTTTTAAGTGCTTCACCACCTTCAGTAAGTAAAGCCGCTTGTGTCTGAACACCTTCAACAGCCAATGCAACAGCCTGTGCATTAACAAGACGATATGTTTTAACCGCAGCTTTAATCATACGGCCAGCTTGTGAATTGGCTCCAAACTTAGCATCGGCTCCAGCTGTGTCATAAACATCAACTGGGGTGAATTGCCCGGACAAAACATCTAGCGTCACAAAAAGAACTTTTTGCTCATTGGCTGGAAGCCCTGTGCGGAGGGTATTGATATTGACGTCTGTATAAACGCCCGGTGTTTTAATACCAGCAGGAATACTCATTATTTATTTTCCTTCAGTTCAACCAGATCAGAAGCGTCTTTAACGTCATCACCCGGCTCAAAGAAATAATCGACATTGATTCGATGGATTTCACCGATAGATTCATCAGCTTCTTCACGGTCACGGTCAGAAGCAGTAATTGTGTATTGCGTAGTAAATGCTTGAGAAAGCACACTAATCGACTGACTAGCAGTTTTAGTATTAAAAATGGTTTTGGTTTTGCCTAATTCCAAAGGCTCAAGCCCTTTGACACCAACTGATGAAAGATCATTACCAATCAATAGCTGATGAACATGATGCAGCATTTCGTATGTACCAATATCACCTCCAGCACCCTGACGACGTGCTTCCTCATTACGAACAGAGCGTGCACCAACGAGTACTACAAAAGTCACTGGATATTGAGTCTTGTTATAACTGATCTTTTTAGGGGTGCCAGAACCTTCAAAAACCACCCATATCGCTGGGAATCCTTTAACAATAGCAGTCAAGCCATCATCAAATTCCCCGCCATACGTTTTGATTTGACGAACCCAAGTCCATTTTTTAGCAGTGACCTGATTAGCCATGACTTGTTTAAGACCTTGTTCGACAACGCTTAAATTAATCACCAGCCTTTACCTCCAAAATCATGACGTCCAACTTGGAACATCACATTGTTAGAGGAAGTTTTAACAGGCTCAGATTCACCAGCTGGCGTACCACCAACACCAACAATACCTTTAGAAATATCTTTCAATTTGTTGATGGCATCGACATAGCGTGTGCGGATCGGGTCATCGTCAGTCATTGCACCAGTGCATGCATGATAGCGTGCAATATGGCAAGCAAGGCTTTCAAGGAATGGAGGGACAGTTTGCAACGGCAGCTTATAGCGACCCATTAGATAACCATCAATTTCCGAGTTAGCTTCTTGCAGTGCTGCATTTAACTTGTCGTAGTTAATAGCATCTGAATATTCAGATTCTTCATTATCAGTGAGCTGAATAAGTTCACGCTCACCAAACTTCGCAATCATCGCAGCTGCCGTTGCATAGCTCATGGGTTACGCCTCCGTACCAGTAGAGCCGTAAATGGTTTGCCAGAAACCATAACCACCCGCACCACGCGCTTCGACACCAAAATAGAAAACACCTTCCATAAATACGTTTGGTGAATCCATACTAGTCATCTGTACAAAAACTGGCTTCTTACGTTGCTGGTACACGAAAGGCTTAACAGGTTTGGTTGTATCAAGAAGGAACCATGCATTGTCATCTGTTAGACGAGTTGAAACCTTAACCTTAGCAGTGCCTTTATAAGGGTTTGGTTTACCATCTTCTAATTGAGCATTTGTCATCAAAGCATTAGCAATGTCTTCAAGCGCAGGAGGCACAAGCAAAAGGTTTGGTGTGATATTTAAAGGACGGCCTTCTTCATCTTTAAATTTTCGCATTGCTGTGCGCGCAGCACCGAAAGAAGCTCGAGCAGCCTCCTGTGATGCGATTGAAAGTTTCTTGGTGCCTTTATTGCTGACAGTAGTTTTACCAACTTTATGATTATTAGAAACCATTGGTTGACCGTCATAACACTTGGCAGTAAATACAGCATTAGCAGCTTCAAATACAATTTCATCAGGATGCTGTTTTGCAGACCAAGCAGCTGATTCAGCTTGCGGTTTATAAATACCAAGTTGATCATCTTCAATATTGTCACGAAGCACCTCAATCGTTGCTTCATAATTTTTATTGCGAATTACGTAATCATATTCTGAAAGTTTGGCAATATTTTTTTTGCCAACCCATTCTTTCATTTGTGGAAAATTCGACAACCAACGATAGTCCTGATATGCACCATTGCTTGGGATAACCATAGCAATATCAGGGTATTCAACTTGAGTATCATTAAAAGTCAGGTTAAAAGCCTTACTCAAGTTTAAGAAAATTGCATTTAAATTCGCGCCATTAACGATCATTCTACCCATACTCCATTTTCATCAATACCCACCACACGACCAGCTGCTGACAAGGTTCCACCAGCATCTGTTTCAGCAACTGTTTCGTTATTTTCGATATAACAAGGCTTGCCAAACGATGCCTGAGTCACAGGATCGGTAGCACTGTTAGCAAATAAGAAAGCATCATGAGTACGTACTAAAACGTATACGTCACCATTACCGCCATCAGTGTTATCAACGCTATCTTCATAGCGACCTAGATAAGTCAAACCCGTTGCAGCAGTTGCTGTTACTGCATGACCTGTGGCATCAACAACAGCAATAAAACCAGCCACTACCGTTGCACCAGCTTTGACTGGCACAGGAATCAAACCAACTTCACGACGCAGGGTTTGACGTTCTTCTTGAGTTAAAATACTGCCCATGATTATTTAGCCTCGTTCCAGTCAATACCCATCAAATTACCGACAGCTAATGTCTCAGCAGAAACCTGCTGTTGGTTAGGCTGGCTTTGTTGTTGAGTAGTGGTTTGCTTTTGGGTTAAAGCTGCAATTTTTGGCAAGCTTTCAATATGAGTTTTTACAAATTCTGGATTAGTCTTTGCTTGTTCTTTAATCCAGTTAATTGTTGTTGCACCAGTTAGACGACCATCACTACATGCAGCATCAATGAGGTCGTTAATTTCTTTAGCCTTGTTGGCTGCTTCTGCTGCACCAGCCTGATTTACAGCCTCTTGATATACAGCCATAGGTACAAATTGAGTTGGATCAACAGTTGCTTGATTATTTGCAGCTGTCTTAACTTCAATCGCCTTGGTAAAAGCAGCGTCAAGTGTTTGTTCACCAGAGACAGTAGTTCCAAACGCAGTATCAAATTTGCCAAAAGCGCTATTTGCAGCAGCAATCGCTTCCTGCTCAGTTGCAGTTTCAGACAAACCGATTTTTTTAAGCATGAGCTTTAGAAACTCATTCATTGTTGAATCCTCACGGTTTTGAGACAAAAAATCCTGTGCCGCTGCTGCAAGTTTTGCAGGCGGTAGAGAGTCGATATTTGGAGTGTTAGTTAGTGCAACGTTAATGAGGCCATGAACATCCCCAGTTGCGTCGTATAAAATGAATGGTGAAAGGTATTTGTATTCTTCAGCTTCAATATAGTCTTTGGCTTTTTTAGTCCATGACCAATTGTTAGAACATAGACCAACACCATCCACATATTCAAAGCCACCAGCTCGCAGCCAACCTGAAGCTGGAGCTTCTTTGCCTTCTTGTTTTGCAGCAATAATTGCATGCTCATAATCAACGAGCATATCAATAGTTCGAGTGTTTAGTTGAGCTGCTAATGCGCGACCATTTTCTGGTGTTAAACGCCAGTAAGGTGCATCAAACGGACGACCATCAATGCCTCTAAAAATTCCTTCAGGAATAAGCACCAACTTATCAGCAGATAACTTTATGTCGAAAGCGCAAAGGGCTACGAGTAATTTGTTCATAACATCGACTTTTAAAACGATGGTATGAGATTAGAATGAGGGGAGAAAAAAGATCAGGCGGAAACACTTCCGCCCAGTTTTAGAAATTAAATAATTGATGCCAGTAATGGTCTACATCATCAAATATGGCAAGCTCTGCCTCATGTTGTAAATTGCCTTGCTCATCCATTGGTAAAAATGGTCTGGCAGGAATATCTCCCCAAGGAAGTGGCCCATTTCTAGAAGACTTGCCATATTGACCTTGTTTCGCACCAAAATGCATAGTTGGCGCTTTAGGGTCATTAGTCCCAATCTCGACTTCATTGTCTGAAACACGTGTTGTAATGCTGCGTCGCAACTGACCTGATTGAAAAAGCATTTTCCCTGACTTACGACGCGCCAAGGTAACTAGACTTAAACCAGCCCATGCAGGACGGCCTTCAGAATCAAAGTTGTCCTCTGTAACAGTCAAAAAGCTATTGGCAATTGAATGCCCTAAAGGTGATGTATCAAGCATTGCTTCAGCAACGCGAGTCAGCCGAGTCCTTAGCTCTCTATTGCCTAGTTCTATACTCATTGAATCAACTCCAGTCCTTCAGATTGCCAGTCTTTTTTACGCAAAATCTTAGACACACCAAAAGTGCCAGTTGTTTCACTCATTGAAAACTGCACAACATCTTTTTCAAGCACATAAAACAATAGCTCGCTTTTAGGGTCCCAAAATACTTGCCTGGCTTCAGTAATTAACTGAGGCAAGGCCATCAAACGACTAACCGCAATACCTGAATATTCTTTATTAACAATAATTGCATCACTTAAAAATAAAATTGGTGATTCAAGCGGCACGCCTTTGTTATAGAGTGATTTCACGGCAACATCCTGAAGGGAGCCAATGGTACTGGTCTCATTTCTAGGCTCGGCCAGATGCAAGGCATTCTGAATAAACTTTTCGTGGATTTTTGCCCGTGTCGGTGTATTCAACAATTCCTGCGTCTGTTTTAAGCCTTTGGACATTCCCATTAAGTCTGTTGCCCGTTGAGCCATAACATTATCAATCAAGTAACTAGTGGCTGGTGATCCATTAAAACCAGCTGCTGGAGCAAATGTCAGTGTGCCGTCTTTGGTTGGAATATTAAATTGAGTCCGTTGAGCAATCACATCAGCACCAGTATTACGATCTGTACCGACTTTTTCATTAATTCTGCTGGCATGACCTTTACCAGTTAAAATTTCTTTTCCTTCAACCTCACGTCTGGATCGGGCAATAATACGGCATTTGCAACCCCATTCAGACGGTGGATAAGCTACTGACCAAAATGGATCGTCATAACTAAAAATCTTTCCATTCAAGGCCACATGTTGTTTGCGCGGATTACTAATTGAGATATGACGCCATTCCCAATATGGTCGAGTTTCAGCACCAGCCAGCATTGCTTTATAACGGCCAGCTGCAAAAGCTGACTGCATGTTTGTTTCATAAATTGTTCGCAGTCGACGTGGGCTGCCCAGTTGAACTTCTTGTTCTCGACCCTCTGGATTAATGACGGTTTTTTTTCCCCACCAACCTTTTTCCTGAA